CCCTTCAGTCCTCTCAGCAATCGGGTGGCCCTGCCAGCAAAGGGAAGCGCTACATCCAGCGCCCCGACCCCCATCTGCATCCCCGCGCCTGGAATCTCGTCCGCTCGACGCTGCAACCCCTCCCTGATATTCAGGGCGCCGAGACCGGCGAGACCGAGGCCACCAAGTATCCCCAGCGGCCCCAACGCCGCACCCACGACGGGCAACATCGGAGCCATCGTCGCGCCCGCGAGGCCCCACTGGGCAGCGCCCCATCCGCCGCTCTGGAAGCGTCCCTTCTGGGCAATCTCGGCAAGTCGGGCACGGAACTCCGGGTCGCGTCTCGCCCGGTCGGCGTCACGCCACACCGCTGACTTCTCCTTGAGGGTGTCGGCTCGTTTCAACCGGCGCTCAAGCTCAAACGCAGACCAACTGACGATTGGATCTGACGCATCCATGTCAGGGCACCGCCTGTGACGAGTTCCATGCGTTCACCAACAACTTATAACCTTCTCGATCATAAAGCATAGATTCTATCACTTCACTAGTTATCTGAGGATCAAGGGCTGTTTGGTTCGTCAACCAATCTAACACCGTGCCATCCACTCCTTCCAAAGACAGGAACTTGTTCACATATCTCGGCGACACCCTATTCATCATTCGACCAATCCGTCCCAGGTCTATGGTCATCTCTCTCAATCCCGGCGCCGCCTGTCTCGTCCCAAATAAATTGGCATCATCCCCGCTCCCCATCCTACTCCCCAGGATCTTCTTGTATGTATCGTACGGCAATGCCAAATCCCCCTGCACGCTTGGCAGTGGACCCATTTGGCTATCCTCAGAGACCACCACAGGTGGACCCTCGGGATAGTACTTGTTCACCAAGTCGTTCGAAACCTCGTCAGACACCGGAGGACCAGGATCACTCGGGGCATCTCCCCGCACCTGAGCAGCTATATTAATCCCCACAAGCTTTGCTTGGTCAGGAGACATGAATTGTGACGCATTCTCAACAAAGAGGTCCAGCCCTTCTTGAGTAGTTATATCAAATCCACCATTCACGCTGAGATTCACTAGTAAATCCTTCAGCCGGTTATCCTGCGTGAGTAGAGCAGCACTGTAGGGCACACCGACAAATGCTCCAACTTCTTCAATCCTGAATTTCCCCTCCTCTGTAAAACTGCCCATGAATGTTCTTTGCTTTTGTGTGACAAGGTCGAATCGGTGGTAAAACGACGGCTCACGTAGCAGCACCGCCTGCATTAAGGCGAGTCGTCTTTGATCTTCCAGGACTGCATTTCGAAGATCAGGATCAAGCATTGCTCTCTTCGTAAACTCATTCTGGATGCCAAGCCGTTCCCGAAGATTATTCATCTCCTGAAGAGTATGCACGGGAGAGAGCGCCATTATATGTTTGATTTCACGCTGCGTTGCCTCATCAGCCTGTTCGCCTTCTATCTCAAACTCCTGCTCGGAAACTTGTCGCCGATACAAAATCTCACGCTCCTGCTGTGCGTCCCAGGCAGCTTTCTGAGCTTCGAGCCCTCCAGCCTGCAACGCCTCAAATTGTTCAGCGACCGGACCACCCCATCGTGATTCCTGAACAAGCGGCGCGATATCACTCCAGGGGAGGATACGGGAAGAGGGGGGGGGGCTCTCTATCTCGGGACCCTCCCCGGCGATCTTCAGTGGCGTCATCAACTGTGGCGGAGGAGTCCCAGGGTAGTATTGTTTCCCTGGAAGCACGCCCATCAGGCTTCTGCTGGGGAGGTTCTTGAGCCGGAACGCTTCAGAAGACAACCCGAAATCAGGCCCTCGCACCTCGACGGATTCTGGGCTCACAAATGGCGCCGTGGACTGGGGAAGTGATCCATATAACGCCGTCACACGTTCCGCTGGAGTGGGGAGAGCGACTCCCAACGCTTCTCGTACGGTATCCCTGTCGGCGTTTGGATTCAAATTGACAATCTGTGAGATAGCCGTTTCGAGATCGTCCTTCGTCGCCCATTTTTCTCTCAGTTGTACTTGTGCAGAGGCAAGATCAGCCGCAAGGTCACGTCTCTCCACACGAGCTTCCCCACGCTCCATCCGCTTGACATACTCCTGCTGCTGCCACGCTGGCAGGAAACCTTCGACAAACCCGGAGAGCGCCTCACCGATACGCCTTTTGACAGTTCCAGACCGGGAGTAGGTTGTAGTGGAGGTAGCTTCAAGCGTTCCACATTAGTTGCGGGAATAAGATCCCCGACGGATTTCAGTTCATCCGTCCCTTGACCCCGCAACGCTTCAAGTAGCTCCTGCTGCCTCATCATCCCGATACCAGGCAGGGCTCCCTTGGAAAATCCTGTCAGTGCCTCACCGATCCGTCGTCGCACCGCCATTACGGAAACCTCCGTCGTCGCACGTTACTCGCCCCGCGCTCCGACCCCTTTTGTCCCACACCGGGAATCCGCGCATTCGCCGTCCACGCCCCCTCGCTGCGTACTTCAGGGTCCAGGGCCGTGACGGGCGCACGGGCAGGCTGTGGCAGCACGGGCTCACGGGGAGATGATGGTTGCGATGTCTTCTGAAGTCCCTGTGGCGCCTGCTGTCTGATAGGGGGCACCTGCGAAGCGCCGCCCATCGGAGGACGCCCCGGTCGTTGCTGCACCGGTCGTCGTGGACCCACACGCGGGGGTTCCCGCATCGCTCCTGGTGGAGGGGCATAGGGCGTGGGACGCATCGGCGTAGCCATCTGCTGTGGCTGTGGGCGGGATCTGCGAATCATTGTGGTCTCTCGCTAATCGGAGTAAGTGAATCCCTGCGCGGCCTGTGCCGTAACCCCCATGTACTGCTGAAGCATCCCCAGCAGGGAATCAAGACGACCCTGTGAAATGCGCTCCAGGACCTCGGCCCGTTGCAGACCGAACTCGGCCAGAAACTTGTTCCAGTACATGTTCTGGTCCAGAGAGCGTAGCGCGATGTCCGAAAGCATCTGTGTCCGCTCACTCATCGTGCGAACCGTGTTGAGCAGGTTGCGACTCTGCTCCTGCGACATACCGGACGCGAGAGTCATGGCGTTCGAGAGCCGCGTCTCTTCGCGGTCACGCTCGCGCATCTCGATCTGCTGTCCGGCAGCGGTGTACTGCGGTGCCAGACGCTCTTCGAGGCGCTCTCCATACTCGCGTGCCGCCCCGCTCCCGAGTAGCCCACGTCCTGCCAGTGCCGCACCGCCCTGGGCAATCTGGGCTCGTCGCATCACGTCCAGTGGCGAGCGTGCCGCTTCGACGGCCAGTGCCCGGTCCTGGTCGCGACGGGCATCCAGCGCCGGCACACGTCCGCCCGACTGCAAGATGTCCTGGAGGGTCTTCTCAATATCCGCCGCCAGGGGTGTGGGCGCTACGCCACCGGTCGAGAGCAGCGTCCCGAGCGCCCCCGTTGCCCTTTCCGACAGCGGGTCGGTGCCTACCTGGGTGCTGCTGTACTCGGCATACGCAGGAGGGATGAAAGGGGCACGTGTGGGCGCCGTTTCCCCAAACCCCGGACTGATGACATCCTGCTGCTGACGTCGTCTGAGAGTGCCTTGCTGTTGATTGGGATCTGTTGCTGCTGTTGCTGCTGTTGCTGATGGATCTGTTGCTGCTGTTGCTGCTGTTGCTGCTGTTGATTCTGTTGCTGTTGCTGGGTCTGTTATTGCTGTTGCTGCTGTTGCTGTTGCTGGGTCTCTCCACTGTGGCGCATCCAGCTCCCACTGCCATGCGCCGCCGTTTGGGTCGTTGTACCCCTGCATGACATCGACGATCTGACTTCCTCGGTTGCCGTAGAGTTCGCGCTGTCCCCTCGCATCCTCGGGCATACGTCCGAAGTCGATGGACCCGGATGACCCCACCGTGGACCACGGGAGACCGGCTGCCTGTGCATCGGCCATGAACTCATCAAACGCAGCCTGTCCAGTCCCGTATCTCCTTGCCACGTCCATGAACGACGCACGTTGCGGACCCTCAGTGACATCGGTAATGCCACGCAGGGCTGCAATGTCAGATTCCGAGAGATCATACAGACCGCCTGTCTCTGTCGACGGCGGTGGTGGTGTCGTTTGTGGCGGTGGCTCCGTACCGCCTTTGAATTTCTCGAAGTTTTGGAGCATCCGCGCTTGCAGATTGGGGTCCGAGTAGAAGGCGTGCATGTCCCACCTTCCCAATGGAGTGCCCTGCTGAAGCTGTGAATACCACCATCCCCGAAAGTCGTTGTCTTGGAGCGCATCCTCAAACCCCGCCAGGAGTGGCTGTCGTCCACTTCCAGGACCTTCTTCCCAAGGTCCCCTTTCAGGACCTAGCGAAAGCCAGTCCGTTATAGACATACCTGCCCACGTCCCCTCCTGCCGACCTGTCTCTGCCTGATCTATTACCTCGTCCTGCGTCGCATCCGCATCGTCCGGTCCAATAGGGTCCAGTGCCAGGTCCTGCTCGGGGTCATCATACAGAGGAGGCGTATATTCGCCTGCGCTTTCACTGAGGGCGCCTCTAATCGGATCTATTCTGTCTGACGGCCACTCCGTAAACTGAGGCGTGATGTCCGCTCCTACAGGAGTTCTATCACCTAGAGTCCCGTACGGTTCTTCACTCTTATCAGGGACATTGTAAGGGTCGATTATCCCCACATCCCAGCCTTCTTCGGTAGATGTCTCTCCGAACTGGTCGTCCCACTCATTATTTTGCTTGCGTCGATGCACCGGCATAGCTCAATCTCCTTCAGGGAGAGGGGATATTTGGTAGGCCTCGACGGTCTCGAGGCAGTGGTCTCTCAGGACCTTCATCACCGGATGCACCACCGCCTGAGCCGCCGCCTGTGCCACCGACTGAAAGGCCGCCACCACTACTTCCATTGCCGTTTTCGTTGCCGTTTTCGTCGCCGTTGCCGCTATAGTAGGGTCTGGAGCCGGTAAACATCCCACCGGACATCAGATTCCCGAGCGGGTCCTGAGTCACCCCTAGCAGCGCCAATGCCGCCATCATTTCCGGTTGCCCTTGTCCCGCCTGTGGCAGCGCCGGTGCCGGCTGTGGGGTAATGGGAACTCCAGCAAATCCCGGGATGGGCACCCCGCTGGCCGAGAGACTGGGATAAGAGCCTATCGGTCCCTTCCCGATATTGTGTCCCGGTCGTCCCAGGAGTTCCCCGCGATAGAGTGCCTGGTCCACTGCCTGTGGACCGACGCGGAACCCACCCACCCTGCTCATGTCAAATCCTGGGAGCGGGTTCACCACAGCTCCGGGCATCGCAACCGGCTGTGCAGCTCGTCCGGCATAGATCCCCGTTAATTGATCCAGCTTCTGCTGATAGTCACCAAGCAGCGTCGACGTGAGATCGGAACTGCGCGGAGCTATATTTGGATCGGTAGTGTAGCCCCCTAGCTTACCTTTTGCACCTGCACTGAGGGCACCTCCAGCGGCTCCGAGTCCACCGAGGAGGAGGGGAATCCAGTATGGTGCGGTTGTTCCTGCTCCTGCCATAATGGCAACTCCTTCCGCAAAATCAAATGCGGGATCTTCGTGTATCCGAGACGTGTGGCAAACAGAAGTGACCGGCGGTTCTCCGGGTCAACCGAGATCATGAAGTGCCTGATGCCCAGTTGTCGTGCCGTGTGCTCACCCACGTGGGCCACCGCGAAACTGTGGCGGCGCTCGTCGGGCAGGATGTAGATATGGGGACGACCCTTGTCCCACTCCGGTGGGAGGTCACTGACAATCACACATCCGATGGCGCGGTCGTCACACACGGCCATCAGAAAAATCGACCGTCTCTCGGCGTGACGCTGAAGAATGTCGTTGAACGCCAGCGTACAGGCCAGCGGGTCCGGCAGCGGGGTGCCCATCATGGCCTCGAGCCCCTGCGGGTCACGCCCGTACCACAACGACAGCGCCTCGGAATCGGCGGGCTCAAACGGGCGCAAGCGGATCTCAGCCATCAGTTCCAGAGTGTATCACTGCGTGACCTGCAACGTGATCATGCCACGGATGTCCAGGTCGTTGGTCACACTGGACGGCCACGCCGCATGATCCGTCCGAAAACAGTAGAGGGACGTGGTGCCCCCGGTCGTGATGTAGCCCTCGGTCTCGATGTCGCCCCGGATGGTCAGCGGTCCCGTGTAGGTCGTGTTGCTCGCGGCCATGCCCAGCGGGAGCGTGATCGCCAGACGGTTGCCCATCCCGGAGCCGGTGCTGGTGTTCTCCAGAAAGAAGCTCGCCACCATGAAGCGCCCCATCTTGACGAACTGGTAGAGCTGCTGGTCGGCGCTCGCCACGGTCCAGGTCCCCGTGTTGGCGGTGAAGTTGCCGGCGGCAAAGGCGACATCGCGCCAGCCGAGTTCCTGCTGGATGCGCGTCAGACGGCGTCTGGTGTCGAGCGCCGTGAAATACAACGACCGCATCGCCTGCTCGGTGACCGGCCCGGACTCCTCCCGCACCCGCGCAAAATCAGGGGTGGGAAAGTCCAGCGGGATGTTACTGCGTGCCATCTACGTCCGTCTTCGCATCTTCCCGAACGTCTGCGCGAGGTGCGCCCGACGCTTGGTTTTCGTGATGGCCTTCGACCCTGGCGCCAGGACATCCGTGGCAAACTGCGCCGTGCTCTCGCCAGCCCGTTCTGCCTGGGCGCTGAACGACCCCGGCTTAAAATTGGGGCCTGCCTTCATCTTCTGAATCCATTTGCCAGCCATCAGCGTTTTCCCGTATTCCAGGGTGTATCCGTACTCGTTCCGCGAATTCTTCGTTGAACACCCCAAAACTTTTTGGCAAGGTCTCCACCCTCATACGAACGCGGCTCATCTACTTCTGCCCCAAACCCGTGTAAAAGCTCATGGGTAAGGGTATTGAATAAATCTGCGTCATGTCCATGTGCATCAGCATATATTTCGTCTGTTCGTGGGTCGAATGTGCCCTTTCTATTAGTGCGCGGGAGCGGTGTTTTTTTCGACTTCCCTCCACCGAGAAGGGTAGGATTCTCGTTGAGCATTCGTCTTATCCACGAAGAGTTTGGCCCTACCGTAATACTGGAGGCTCCCTCTAAAATTCCTGGTGCAATGTTGTCGAGGACTCGTAACATCCGACCCATCTCTCCGCCAGGCCCAATTACAGGCTGACGTCCCCATCCTGGGGGAGGAGGGACGTAGGGCCGATCTTCTGTATGCGCGATCCGTTGTTCCAGTTCCTCTCTACTCGGATCTTTCATGGCTTCTTGCAAAAACTCTCTCAGTTCATCCTCAGTTCCAGTCCGCTCGCGCATACGTCGCAACACGTCTGGTCCAAGTGTGACATCTCTCTGGTTGGACGGCTTGCGTCGATGCGCCATCAGCTCTGCAACCTCCGTGTCGCGCCAGGTAGCACCTGATACCCCAGCGTCATGCCCTCGAGACTCCAGCTGCCATCCGCCGCATCGTCGCTGATGCGAATCCGGCACCCCACGTCCTGGATGTAGTCTCCATGAGTGCCTTCCAGATTGATAATCTTCTGCACCGAGTCATAGGGCACCACGATGTCGCTGCCCTCGGAGGTCTCGATCCCGTTCCCGTCCGCGGTGATGAGCTGCAAGCCCACCGCAACCAGTGACCGACTCGCCGCACCCCGGCTCACGGCATCATCCGACGAACTCCCACTCATCCACTCCACGGTGAGCGTGACATCGGTGTCCGCCTCGGCGATGATGTCCAGCCACCGCCAGCGTTTGATGAACGCCATGAGGTTGGTGTCCCCATCCGACCCGTAGAGCACCTTGGTGATCCACCGCGCCGGGATATTGTCCCCGTCAAACGAATCCCCGCTGAAGAACTTGTAGGCGAACCCGCCCTTCCCCGTTTGCGCTTCACCTGTGACGATCACCTGGGTATCGGTTGCGGTGTCCACCGTGGTGGCCGCCGACATCGGCATCGTGGGCCACACATACCAGACGCCCCAGCGGTAGTTCCAGACCACCCCCTGCGTGCATTCGGCGTTCTCGCCCGACGGAGTGGGACCGGGCCAGAACCAGACCACATGCCCGTTCTCGATGTCATGGACCGCGTGTATTTTCGTCCGCTGGGCATAGAGAAACGTCTGGAGCGTCTCCTTGACCGGCGTCGAGATGATGGTGTCGTTGTTGCCGTCGAAGAGTCGGATGTCGCCCATCGGGGTGAAGTAAGCCAGCATCACCCGGTTGGTCGTGACCTGTCCACTTGAAGGGTCGGTGTAGACCGCGCCGGCAGGTATCCGTACCACCGACGACTGCGAGACCGTCCCCGTGACGGCGTTGGACTTGGTGCGGACCCAGTCCATGATGTCGGAGACTATTTGGCCGGTGCCCGAGACCGTCCAGATGGAGCGTTCCTGGAAAGCGACCAGCATTCCCTCGAAATCCCCATGAAGCGCGGTGAGGAGGTCCCCCACTGAACTCTGATCGGTAAAATCGAGAAAGTTATTCGTTCCCACCTGATCGGGCTGGCCGGGGTCGGACCACTGAATCCGACGCGGATAGGTGTTCGTGCGTCCCCACCAGAGTCGCTGCTTGTGGGGTTCGCAGAGGTACGCGCCGCTGGGCGGGGCATCACCGTGTTCCTCCAGGAGGCGGTTGGCGAGGATGTCCAGGTCGGACGCATTGTCGGTATAGGACGTGGTCATGCGTCCGTCAATGAACGTGACGAAGTAGAAGTTCGTGCCGGTCCCGGTGGTCCGGTAGAACTCATAGCCCGTGATGTCGGTGTTGCTGTCCGCCGACCAGGAGAGATCGGCCTGTTCGTTCTGGAGCTGGATGACGTTCGAGGTCGCGGACCCGGCTGTGCGTGTCTCGGAGCCGTCCACGCTGACGAGCTTCCAGGTATAGGACCCGTTGAGTTGCCCGCTGTCAGTGTTGACGGCGGCGGTTGGGGTCGGAGACTGGGACGTGGGTCCGGCGGTCGAGAGCGTGGAGCCGTTCCAGGCACGGGGCGTCACCACGCCGTTGGAGAAGAACAGCGTATTGTCCACCTGCGCGAAATCTGGAATGGACGCCACCGAGTCGCTGCCGAAATCGACAATGAACGTCCAGTTCACCCCGTCATCGGTGCTGTACCAGAGTTCGTACTCGTCACTCCCGTCATCGAAGACCCCGATCAACTGGCGTGTGAAGGTGCCGTCGCTGTTGGTCTTCCGGTAGGCCCGGAGCCCACGCAGCATGGTCGCCGAACCGCCCGTGTTGGTCGTGACCGCCGAGGAATTCTGCTTGGTGTAGCCGAGGATCTTCTTCGCCCGCCCGAGCTTGTCAATCCAGAGATTCCGAGAGCCCGACGAGGAGTAAATCGATGGCAGCGCCACCGAGTGAATCCCCTCCTGGGTGCCCAGGAAGACGGTGAAGACCTGCGTCTGGATTGGGTAGGCCATGACTACCCGTTCATCTGCGGGGAAACGCGGTGGAGAAAATCTCGGGCGCTGTCTATTTCTCGGAACGTCCAGCGCTGGCCTTTTTTGAGGATCACCAAATCGAGAGGCACGCCATCGTCCACCCGATAGATCGTAATTTGCATATCCCAGCGGGCCTCGATATCCAGGTGATCGCGAAGTCCCATGACCCCTACCCAATACTCGCCCGCCGTTTCCGACGCATAGGCACGCACCACCCCTGATCCATCTGTCTCGGTCCAAATCTGATCAACCATCAGATAGGGGTGGCCGTCCCAGTGGTGATTCTGTCGGCGTCCATTGGCAAGATCGCCAGGGATGAGAGTGTGCACAGCCTGCAAGGATCGCATGATCTCGTCGGAGATCGCCTCCGCGAACGGCACATCCCCGCGCACGCCCGCCGCGCTGTGGAGTATGTACCCCGCACCGCCCGAGATATAGGTCGTCGCCATTGCCATCGCCAGACGTGCAGGGTCGTGCTCGGATTCCCCGCTGGACCCTGGACCAATAGGCTCATTATTGACAAAGACCGTGGTCGGCGTCGCGTAGAATTGCACCTCCCACGGCTGGCGCACAGGTCGATACCAGGCTTCAGCGGTATCGATCCGTCGATCAAAATGTGGAGTCAGGAGATCCGCCTGCACCGCATGATCGCGGAAGAACCGATTGAGACCGACTTCCGCGTCCCCGCCATCCGGTGAGCTGGGGGCCACAGGAATCGTGCTGCGCGAGAGCCACTGCGCGGTCAAGGCCGCGAGATCCCTATCTATAATGCCGTTCAGATTGCTTTCGTTGGCGATCTCGCAAAACTGGATCGCGTGCCGCCGCGTCTCCAGGCGTACCGCCATGTGCTCCACAAACGCCAGCCGATCAGCTTGATCAGGCATCATCACCTGGGCGTCGGCAAATAGTACGATTTGCACGCGCACGCGCCGCTCCCAGCACGCATCAAGAAAATAGAACAGCGTCTCGGCGTAGTCCGGCCACCGTGGATCAATCTCTCGCCCCTCCCAGTACGGCTTGGCTCCGACCATTCCCAGGGCACGCACATACTCCACCCCCCACCCAGCGAGCCAGGTGAGCGTAGTCTCGAGCTTCGGTCGATCATGCTTTGCCGCCCACATCCCCCAAAACAGCGACACGCCCCACGCGGCAAAGGGGCCGCCGTCGTCGGCAAACGCCCGCCCATGCAGACGTACCACGCCCGTACGAAGAGACGACACAGGCGGCACTGGCGATGGCTCAACCACGGGCAGCGGCGTCGTCTCAACCACGGGCGGGGGCGATGGCTCAACAGGTACCGGTCGGCAGCGATGTCTGATCCACGCCAGCAGCCAGTGTAGGAATCGCATGATTATCTAGGGATGGACGGGAAGCACCGCGCCCGGTCGGTAGTGTTCTCCGCCGTATTCGCGCAGATTTGCTGCATCACCGAGGTCAGCACCCGCATCTCCTCTGCGTGGTGATCATTGTGGCTGGAGATGGCTCCCAGCACCGTGGTGGTCAGAAACCAGACTAGATAGATGGCGATACTAGATGGAACACCGACTAAGGAAATAAATTTCATCCACAGC